GATAAGGTCTTGTTTGGAATACCAGCGGCCGTCGGAGTAATGGTGTAGGTAAAGTTTGGAGCAGTACCAGTTTTAACGAACAATGTTCTAGAAGCATATAGGAAGTATACTAGCACATCTTCGAGGGCTTCCATTTCAACATCGCCCTCAACATGGAAGAATCCAGGAACTGCACCGATAATATCGGCACTTTGCCGAATTGGACGCCTGAAAACAGTTTCCTGAGTGCTTGCAAGAGATTCACTGTTGAATGGGAAAAACTTAGTAGGCGCTGCGTAAACACCAGGAGTGGCGGCAGTGTTAGACTGCGGAAACGCACCAGCAGGCGAACCAGGAGTAGTATCAATATCTGTTGTTACAAGACCAACAGTCCTGTATAGTAGCTCTGTACCAGATGCACCACCAGCGGCAGTCTTATACAGTTTGTAGCCAGTTGCACCTGTCACGGCTGTCCAAGTCACTGTCACAGTGCTCGTAGAGCCTGTGGTGACAATGGTTTGCTCATTGCTTGCATTAGTTTCACCGACAGCATTAATTGCAGTAAGAACGTATCTATAAGTGCCGGCGGTAATAGTACCGCCAGTTGTCGCTGTTGCTAAGGCAGCCTGCACTGGCGGAGTTAATTGTTCAATTCCTAAACCGGCTATACCAGCAGCACCAATTCCGGGCATTTGTCACCCCTCCAATGGGCTATCATCTAGAACGAGAGTGACTTTAACGAAAGCTGGAAAATTAGCAGAAGCCAGTGTCCGATTTTGTAACACCTGAAACAGTTTTACACTTTCGTCCGATACTTTAACTGCTTCGCCGGCCTTCAACAATCCAATAGCGTCCACAAAGACATCTCTGTCCGAAGTTACTTCATAGTACATGCGATGTCTCCTCAAACCGAAAGATTCAACTTGGTGCGACCTGTAAACATCATACGTACGGTTCTAAATACACTGTTCGTGAACATGGTATCCGCAGGTTCTGAAGTGTTTATGAATCCATGAATTATCAGTCCACCGACAGTCGGGTTTTGGTGAATAAAATCCTCAACACCTTCGGCTATTTGTTCAATTTTTAATCTTTCGGCTGCTTCCGTTCCTGCATCAGTTTGAAGTGTATTAACTACAATCTGTCTGTGTACATCTATTATAACCGTCATGTCTCTGAAAACTCGTCCACCTGGACCTGCCACACCGGCTAACGTTGTAGCTTTAGTACCAGCCATGACCACGCAAGCCGTGGCGGCCGGAATTTGTCTTTGATCGCCAAAGTATACTTCATCTAACTCTAAATCATTCTTAACGGCTAAAATGTTATCAAAAATTGCTTTAGCCAAAACCGTAACATATTTAGTATGTGCCATTAGTGACCTCTGTAGTCAGGCATCATACCCCAATACTTATTCGCTTTCTGATACAAGTATTCACTGAATATTCCATAAATTTCTATCTCATCTTCTGTTTGAATCATAATGAATGGTCGCGCCGGTGTGTGCCACTTAGCTAGGAACGGATTATATTCTTGGCGTGCTTCGAAGCCCTCTGGAGGAAAAACCCCACCACCTCTAGATATCGTCGCCTCTAGAAATGTAGACCACTTCTTGTTACTATCAAGCTCTTTTGCTGTACCAATTTGATTATATCTAGCATATGGCACTCGCTGATTGAGATACATTTGTAGTAGGATCAAAGCATCTGATCCTGGGCCACGGAACTGTGGTTCAACTACCCATATCTGACGCGAAGTAGCAACTTTCCTCAAGTTACCAGTTCTCACGAGAATTGGTCCGCGAGGAAAACCTTTTCGTAACCTCTCCTTTATAGTCACACGAGAAAGCGGTTGCCACTTTGGTCTTCCTCCAGCCCTGAAATTTGCTTTGATTGAAGGCATTACAACTTCAATCAATGATTTCATCAAAGGTTCTTTCCATGACCTAAACTGCGCACCTAATCTATCGACATTTCCAGCGTATACATATGTGGCAGCTTGAAAGTATGGATCGAATGGTGTTAATACCGCCAGTCCACCATATCGTGCACCAGTAATTCGTTCTGCTCCACCCACTCCATGTACCGCACCGCCCGCTGCTCTTCTGGAAATAAATGGTCTTCTAGCCATCTAGAACACCTTGCCCATACTAAATTTCGCCGGACCAAGGGAAAGATCATCAAATGTTGGCTCTAGGGCAGAAGATGCATCATTTGGATAAAATGCTGGACCAGCACCAGACCCAATCGGCGTAACGCCTGGAATATCAATCGTTCCGTCTATCAAACCGGATATCAGCATCTCAGCGTTCATTCTCAACATTGCGGCATAATCATTGCCTTCAATTTGATTTTCGCTGTATGCACGATCGTAAATCCACGAAACATAATACTTACATATAACAACTTGCACGAGTGGAGGAGTATTAGTCGCGTCGAGCCATGTAGACGTATCGTAAGCACTTGACAATCTTGCTAATACTTCAGTCTCTATAGAATTAAGCAGATGTAGGTCTAGGGTGGACAGTGTTACCTTTTGTTGATCTGCCCACCCTTGCGCCCCATCTACTGTAATTCTCGCCATCACTCAGTCGGTTCTGTAGCTTCTTCCGCAGGAGCCTCTTCTGCTGCCGCAGCTTCCTCAGCGGGTGCAGCTTCTTCCGCTGCCATCTCTTCTGGCTCGGTCATAGCTTCGTCCTCCACAACTCTGATTTCAACAGCGCCCTCATCGTGAAGCGCTTTAAGTTGTTCCATGGTGAACTTCTTTGGATCTACTTCTCCGCCAGCAGCGAAGTATTCATCGTCGCCTTGTCCAACTTTAATATTCGTAACAGCAAATACTTTCTTAGCCATAATTGCAGCCCTCTCTATGCGATGGCGGCTTTGCGTAAATGGATTCCCTTATGTTGGAGTTCACGCATTTCCTCCCAGAATTTAAGTCGAAGATCCAGATTTCCAATACCATCATTACATAGTTCGTAATATTCAATGGCTAAATCAGCGTGCTGCTGTTTAACCATCATGTACGGACGCATCTTCCTTAGAGCAGAAATTGCATTTCCACCAAAGATGTTCCATTCATACATTTGTCTTACGTTTTTGAATCTAGACTTCATCGACATATCTAGGGCTTTAACGCTTCCACCATACATCATTTCAAGACGAAGTAGTGGTACTTCTACAGTTTGAGAAGCACGAACATGCACAGCTACCTGACCAGGCTTAGTTTCAACTCGACCACGCCTAGTAATTTGCTTAGGACGATTATAGATAAGCATGACGGAACCTTCACCGTCAACAAATCCAGCGGCCCATGCATTCCAAACTTCGTCTATCACGGAATTCTCACTTACTATGCGATGGCGGCCTTTATGAGATAACCGGCAATTGCCTTACCAGCATCGGCAGAACCCGGCTCACCCTGAGCAACAAGCTTTAGATCATACCGGCGAGATGCACGAATAAGATCAGACTTGCGTGGCTCCTCACGCCATCTGTCCACGTACTGCGTTCCCCAGGTAAACTCGTATGCAAAGGCAGGAATCTTCAAGCCCGCACGTCCTGGCACCCATGCCATAATAACGTCCTTGCCCCATAGATACCCTAGAGTTGGTGTAGCACCTGGGTTAGCGGAGTTGAATCCAACACCTGGAACAACGACAGTGCCAAATCCAAGAATTGCGGAAAGAAGCTCTGGCGAGAAGATAGCCCGCTCAGAATACTTTACACGCTCTAGGAAGTCTGGGTGATCCTCAAGAGCAGACATTACCTGATAAGGAACAACCAGAGTGTTTGGCTCCTGGAAAATACGAGCATGGACAGCAGTTTTGCCAGTACGAAGATCCGAGATCGGGTCCGATGTAGCATAGTTGGCTGAGTTCCATTGTGCGGCACCAGCAAGAGTAGTAGACAGACCTGAACCATAGTTGGCTGTAGTTGTTACTAGCGTCTTGATAGCAACCTCACGCCCAAGCATAATCTTAGACGTAACTGTTTCTGTTGCATCGCGATCGGGCGCAAGAGGAGAATCGACGTTTTCTCTTTCTTCATCCGTCACCGGAATTTGAAGGGAGTGTTCACGCGCGTAGTAAGTGTCAGTTGAGACTTGTAAACCAGCAATCTCATTTGCCACCGTACCAGGCGCGCGGTTGTCATCCTCGGGAAGCCATCCTTCACGACCAAAGATGTAATACTTGTCAGACTGCTTCATAACCTTCACAGAAGGCAGCAGTCTCTCACCAACTAAACCATTGTTAGGCCATCCAACACTGATATTGGTAAGAACCTGATCGATGTGGACGTTACCTGACCCGCTAGGATTGTAAGCCATTTAGTTTTCCCTCCCTTCAAAACTCACAGGACCGGCATTCCAGGTGTCAAAAGCACGTCGATAAGATCACCGGCGGCAATTGTACCTGTAAGACCAACACAAATACCTAGGGGAATGTTAGTAGCAACGGCAAGTTTCACACCACCGGCATTTGCGCCAGTTCCACTAGCAGCTACCTTAGTCCCGATTGCGATGGCGCCAGGTGTGTCAGAAGCACGAACCTTTGTAATACCAAGAAGACGCACATCTGCTACAACCTTGCCGGTTGCTACTTTAGCGGCATCAACGTTTTCCTGAACGACACCAGTAGAAGCTACTGTAGCTGTGGCATTTAGGTCAATAAGACCTGTAACAGCGGCGGCGGTGACACAACGGAATGCAGTAACACCTGCCGCAGCAGATGAGTTGTATGTTGAAAGGACTAGGTAACCCTTGTCTAATACGAAATTAGAACCTGCACCGGCCATCAGCGATTCACCCCTTCAAACTGCTCATCGCGGTAGCGCTTGTACAGGTTAGGATTCTCAGAAGCAACGCGCTCAACTGCGTCAGTATACGTTAGCTTGGCTTCCGACATCAATTTCGTAGTAGCCTCATCGAATAGCTTAGCCGCAGATTTAGGAGAACCGTAATTTACCGTAGTACCAGCGCGCTCGCCCAACTCGACAAGGAACGCAGAACTTCGCTTCATTTCAGTAAGAAGCGTCCAGAACTCCTCAGAGAGTTCGGTTGGCATCTGGTTCAACAGATTAACCACACGCTGCTTTGCAACAGGAGTCAGAACGATCTGAGATCTGTCAAAATCAGAAAGCTTCTGTGTAATTTCAGCTTCACGTAGACGCTGTGCATTCGATTGAATGTCGGCGTTCTGAGATTCCACATGCGCAAGAAGCGCCTTTACCATCGGGTTTTCTTCGGCAAGCGCCTTTAGCTCAGGAATTTCAGTAAGTTTCTTAACTACCGGGTCGCCTTTACGCGCATCGGTAAGCTTTACCGCAAGCTTGTCTACAATCTTGTCCATAGCCTCATCGGATAGTTCCACACTCGTACCCCCCTTCAAGGAGTCAACTGTCTGACCACTAATGAGTGCTACAAGATCTAGTGCATTCTCAACGGTAGCCTCTGACAGATTAATTGGAGCTAAGCTCTTGACGAATGGACGATTTGATAGTGCCCCACCCATGATAACATCGGTGTGCTTTTTGCCCTGCTGGTCAACCCATTCATCGGCGAACTCGGCGGAGAAATAACGCCACTTCTTATCTTTGATTGCGGTAGCGGCGTCTGCAACCCAATCTGCAAGGAGCCACACACCATCGGAGCGGGCTTCTGCATCTTTAACCCAACCTGCGGCATCTTTTGAATCATCGTGTTCGTAGTTAATGCTAGGATCTATGCCACGAACCTTTGCCTTAACGGACTCAGCGAATCGCTGAGCACGTTCGGCTGTGATATCAATAGTGCCGAAGACCGGGTGCTTGAAAGCACCTATAGGAAGTGCATGAACCCACGTCTGAGAACCAGTTGATTCAGAAAACGTTAGTCCACTCGCAGCTTCCACGAGGTAGGTAGCTGTTACTGTCATGAGCCAGCCTTCTTACCTTTGACCCGATTTAAGCGCGGATTGCGTCTGCGCGCTGACGCAGATGCACGCCGCGAGGACGCGGCTAGGATAGCGGCAGCCCTATCGTAAGGTATTCCTTGGCGCTTTGCAATACGTGTGGCGTTATTCTTGAAACCTCTAACCATACGGTCAGAGAGCAGCGTCTCACGAGTAAGGCGAGGCGTTGTTACCTGTCGGTGTTCTGCCATTCTTCGTTGGCGTACTGACAGAGGCGGATCAGGTCTCACAATATTCACTTCCCTCCAGACTTGTCTACGCCAGTGTTTTTCTGTCCAGGCGAATTCGGTTTAGCAGCAGCCTGTCTCGGTGCCCCAACTTTTGGTGGTCCTGGTGGAGTTGGAGTATTTGTTTCACTTCCAGGCTTTGTCGATGCTGCATTTTGTGGTGCAGGTGCTAATCTTGTTGTTGTTTTATCGGCAGGCGGCAAATCGAGTTCTCTACGAACAAAGTCTTCGAGTTCATCATCAGGCATAATAATGCCGGCACCGACATAGTTACGAGTTGCAAACGATGCTGTACGAGCATCTTCCCATTCACCAATTCTACGTGCTCTAAGGATGGGATACTTTCCTCTAGAATAGTTAAAGTCTACCAACTGTTTGATAACGTGACGATTGAATGTTTCGGCCACAGTGAACGCAATGTATCGAGTTGCCTTGTAGAACATCTGCATGGAATCCTCTTTGGCATTGCTATCGTCGTAGAAAGGCGCTAGAATATTTGTCATAATACGATCGTCGTGATGCTTGATTGATACCAAGCAATCTACCGGCTGGCCTTCCAATTTTGCAAATTCTACCGACCAGTTTTCAGGAATAGCAATATGGGCACGTTCGTTAGTCCGTAGATTTCTGCCAAGGTCTTCTGCA